TGAACAAAGAAGCCGGGATTGATGGAGTGAAATACCCTGTTGGAACCATGAGCCGGAAACCCCGGTATGATAAATTCAATTATGTGATCTATGATCCCCGCGAACTGGAGGTTGTGGACAAGACATACTGGCAGGAAGGACAAAAAAAGCTTGGTTCAGTCACAATCCATGATACCGGGTATTATGTAAAATTGTTCAAGGACGCGAATCCTTCCACCCTTCTGCACGAACTTGGCCATGTGTTTCTGAACGAACTCGAACAGCTTGTAAAATCCGAACTTGCAACTCCCGAAATGACCCAGGATTACAATTCTCTTCGGAAATGGCTCGGGTTGGAAGAAGGGGATTTAATTCGTACAGGCCACCATGAGAAGTTCGCTCGGGGCCTGGAGCTCTATTTCCTGGAGGGGAAACAGGTCCCCAAGGATATTTCAGGCTTGGCCCAAAGATTTCACCAATGGCTGAAACAGATCTACTCTAGTGTGAAATTATTCAAGCAGCAGTATAAGGTTGAGCTAAATCCTGAAGTGGAGCAGGTCTTTGATAAGTTTTTTGGGATTGAAGCGGAGACCAATGAATTTGCCAAAATGGAAGAAATACTCCCGAAAACGAAGGAAGAACTGGATGCGATAGGGGTTCTCCCTGGCGATCGGAATATTCTTCTAAGCCTCTATAACAGCGCGATCAAGAAAGCCGAGGACAAGCTCTTCCGCGCCCGGAATAAGGATTACCGTGGAAAGCTGAAACAATGGCGGAAAGAGGCCACAAACTACGCCCGGGGGAATGATGAGATCTATCAAATCCTGGACACCTTGGAAAAAGGAAAACTGGACAAAGAGAGCGTTATCGAAATATTTGGAAAGGATGCCCTGGCGAAGATCCCCTCGAAGTATATTGCCAAGCATTCCATGTTCACGGTCCAGGATATGGCCTTGGCCTTTGACAAAACCCCGATAGAGCTAGTCGAAATTCTGAAATCCGGGAGCACCAAAAAAGAGCGGGTCGATTATTACCTGGAACAGAAAAAAGCGGAAAATGACGCGAAATTCAAGGTCATGGATTTTATCCTGGACTCCCCCGAGTACCACGCATATATGGAAAGTATCGACCGGTACCTCCGGGGTGGTGTAAAAGAAGCTGTGATTAACCGTCGAATTTTCAAGGACGTTGCAAAATCAGCACTTGAAGGTGAGCCGGTTCGTCGGGCAATTCGCCATGATCTCTTTATGCGAACTTTTAAGAAACTCCAGCGGAGCCAGCGCGAAGCACTCCTGAAGCGAAATCTCGGGAAGGCGGCTGAGGCCAATCACCAACTTCGCTTGGCTTATACCCAGGCCGGGGAAGCGGTCAAGAACCGCCGGTTCCTGGAGAAAACGATCAGACTGGCAAAACAAATATCAAAGGTCCGAAAAACCGAACCCTTGGATTTATCCTGGAAATACCATATTGTAGAGATTGCAAAGAACTTCGGGCTGGTCGATGTGAACAAAGTCCCGAGTCTCTCCGTTGATGAAGTTAAATCTCTTGATGAGTTGCTCGCCGCGGAGGGAGCCGTTGACCGGGACCCCTACTTCTTTGATACTTCTCTATTACAGAAACCGATCAATTATCGTGATCTGACAATGGGGCAACTCCGGGATGTGTATGGCCTGCTACGATATTTGAACAAGCATGGGAAAAAAGAAAAGACTCTTTCCACGGGCGAGGACGTGACGGCTGTTGGGACTGCAATGGCCGACGAATCCGCCACCCTGAAGGAAAAAACTCCCATCTCGAAACGGAGAAAGTTCCTCCGCCGAGTCCAGGATACCGCGCAAAAACTGTATTCTTATCTGGATTCCTTCAATTTTGTGATGAAGGCCATGGGCGGATACAAAAGCCTGGGTCCCAAAGGGGAGCTTTCTCTAACAGAAAAATACACAACCCAAAGACTCGAGGAAGCGATCGACCAAAAAGCGGAGTTGCTGAAGGAATTTTACCCGAAGTCCATTCCTTTTTTCAACGTCCTCTTGAAAGGCCAAAAACGTTTAGCGAAGAAGTATGGCTCTAAAATGATTTTTAAAGAAGCGCCGGTGCCCGAGGTCTTCAGGAACAATGGCCAAGATTTCTGGACCCCCGAACAGATCTTTGCCTTAGCCTTGAACCGGGGCAACGAATCCAATATGAGCAGGATCTTTACCGGTTTCCCGGATATGACTCCTGAGCATTTTGATTTTCTTATGGAGTTACCGAACAAGAAAGAATGGGACGCGATTCAAAAGATTTGGGACACCAATGACGAACTTTTTAAACTGGTAAACAAAGTCAACAGGAGAAAAAATGGATATGAAATTGCTTCAATCCCTCCAAAACCTTTTAGAACAGCATTTGGTGTTTACCGTGGGGGCTACACCCCAGTGGCCTACGATCGCGAATTGGCTCGCCGGTCTGCAAAGACTTCAAGAATTACAGAACTTTATGCCAAAGATGATGTATGGGAACGAACTGAGAGTATATTCCAGACACCAGCAGCTAAATCTCGATTCAATAACCCCCGTGTGGCTAAGACTGTTTACCCATTATCGTTATCACTTCAGCCTCAGCTTCGGCACATTGTAGACGCGATTCATTACGCAACTCACGCGGAGGCCCTCCGGGATGTTGATATGCTTATCCGGGAACCGGCCTTCCGGGATGCAGTGATCAAGCACCTGGGTCCCGAGGTCTACGAGAATCTCCGACCAGCGCTTCATTACGTCGCCCGACCTGAACTTGTCACAGTAGATCGCCCCGGGGATCAAATGATGCTAAAGCTGAAGAACCTGGTAACCGCCTATATCCTGGCGTTCAACCCTTCCGTTGCGCTGAAACAGGTATTCTCCCTTCCGAATGCAGCGGTGGAGCTTGGCAAGACTAGGCTTACAGCAGGAGTCATTAAAACCTATCTGAATCCTTTGGCACTCAAAGGTAGATATAATTTCATGCTTCAGAAGTCTCCATACATGCGAGACCGTATGACCCGGAGTTTTGACCGTGAATTTGGGGATTTGTTCTCCAAACTGGACCCTGATGCTAAGAAATGGTTTGTTGGGGATAATAAAGTCTATAATTGGAACGATGTGGTAAAGATTGGATTTGCTCCAATCCGCGCCATGGATATTGCCGCGGTGTTGCCCATCTGGACAACGGCGTATGAAAAGGCAATACACGAGGGGCGCCCGGAAAAAGATTCAATAAATTACGCGGACCGGATTGTGAGGGAAACCCAGCCGTCGGCGCAAACCATTGATCTTGTCCGATTGCAGCGTGAAGGCGGATGGAAATTATTCCTCTCGATGTTTTCCACATATACCCTTGGAAAATACCAGCAAAGAGCTCGAACCTACTGGAGAGCCTGGAGAAGTGGAAAGATCGGGGCGACCAAATACGCCGACCATCTGATGTTTGATCAACTTCTACCTGCCCTTGGCATGGTAAGTTTGTTTCATATTCTACAGGGCGGGACAATAAGTAGTATAGAGGACACAAAAAAGATCATTGAAAAAACAGCATCACAGCTTCTCGGAGTTGTAATCCCGGTAGTCGGGTCCTGGTTTGGGAATTATGGAGCCAGCATTCCGGCCCTCTCAACGGCGAATGAGTTAATCTCTTCAGGCAAGCGAGTGGTGAAGGATGTTAAGAATGTTGGCAAATACAAGGGAATTGAGAAAATAACCAAGGATGCGTTTTGGGCGATGTTGGAATATGCTTCCTTCATTTCCAGGGTTCCAATTTCGCAGATCGTTAGAAAGTATCAAAGAGGTAAAAAGGGATATAAACAAACCGGAAAGGCAAGTGCTTTCATAGCAGGGGGTAAAAGATAATGACTGTTGCGGAAAAATCTCCACGGGTAATTTATGATGGAAATGGCTCAACTACCGTTTTCTCTTTTGATTTCCAGGTCGAAGATGATGACGGGCTGGAGGTATATATTATTGATTCTGGGGTCAAAACCCTACAAACAAAGGACACAGACTATACTGTCAGCTTAAATCCAGGCAATAATGGGGGTGATGTAACTTATCCGATAAGCGGGTCCGCACTTGCTACTGGACTCAAAATCCTCATCATGCGAGTAGAATCCCTGGACCAAAGTACCGATCTTTCCAATGTGGGAGCCTATTTCCTCGACCCCCTGGAGTCCATGGTTGACAAATCCAGGCGTATTGACCAGGATGAGAGTGATGCACTTGACCGGTCAATTAAAGTTGATGAAGGCTACAGTGGGACCATTGATACCCAGGTGGTTCCCGCCGCTGGGAGAGCTATCGGTTTTGACGCCACGGGCGCAAAAATGGCCACTTACGCTGCAACCGCGGTTATTGACCCGGCGTGGGATTCGATTCAGAATCATGGCAACAGTTTAAATCAGATGGTTTCTGATATAGGCTCAGGCCATGCAACCGTTCTTATTGATACCACGCCAACAATAAATGCCGGAGCACTTACAATTCCAAGTAACATCTTATTGGTATGGCTGGAAGGTGCTTCTGTTTTGTTAGCAACCTCAAATAATCTTACTCTTAACTGCTCGATCATTGCTGGCAAATACGAAATTCTCAGCGGGAGCGGGACAGTTAGTGGTACCCCTCTGGTTGATCAAATTTTTTCTGAATGGTTTGCAGCCGGTGTGACTGACAGCACTTCCGGGCTCATTATCTCCAGTTTTGCAAAAACAATTCTGGATGATGCAGATGCCTCGGCTGCTTTGACTACTCTCGGAGTTTCGACTTTTATCAAAACTCTTCTGGATGATGCCGATGCAGTCGCGGCGAGAACCACGATCAATGCGGCGAACAAAGATATTGAAACATATCGAGGTCAATTAGCCAGAGGCTATCTTGAAAGGCCACAGTTTACTTATAACGGTGGAACAGCGGCGTATACCGTCCTTGTTGGTGCCGGGGCATATATGTGTAAGGACAAATATTGTTATTGGAGCAATCAATTAACTTCAAATGCCATTGGAAGCCCGATCGCAGATACATGGTATTATCTCTATCTTGACTATTCTGCTATTGCATCCGGCATTCCAGTTACAGCCTCTGAGCTTATCTGGTCAACAACTGCGCCCACTTGGAATAATACTTATCGCCAATGGATGAATGGCGATGACAGGTGTATATTTGCTGTCCGAGCCAATTCAACTCCAGATAATATTCTAGAATTTTTCCAAGACGGTGATCTTGTTACTTACGCGGATGATATTGAGGACTTACCCGCTACCGATATTGATACTACGTGGGTTACAGTTACTCTGACTGCCCCTGGCATGTGCAGAAAAATATCAACAACTTTTTATTCTTATGCTGCTGGGGACACCTCTGCTGCAATGCTTTTCTGGAGAACATACGGACAAACTGGTACTGATGGGCATCATGTCGGGTCGACTGATTCAAATAACGCAAATAGGTCTACAAATACCATACCGGTAATCGCCGATGATTCTCAAAGGATACAAATAGTTCATAGCCTCACGGGTTTGCACAGTGCTATCATATATACCGCTGGCTGGTACTTTCCCGATGGAATGTAGTCTATTCTTTAAACTTTTCCCGGACCCGGTTCCTCACGTACAAGAGGAACCGGGCATCCTTCCGGCGCATAGGCCGGGGACCTGGCTCCAGGGTCAAATCAAGCAATCGTTTCCGCTGACTCTCAGAAAGAATATCCAATTTCTTCGTGATCAAATCCCTCAATTCAATTTGTAATTCTTCACGGTCATTGATATGGTCTGTATCCTCATTCAATTCCCGGCACTGAATTTTACCCCAGCGTCGAATCCGTTTGATGTGGTTGTTCAGTCGGTGCTTGACACAAGAATAAGCGAATGCCCGGAAGGGAATCCCCCGCTCTTTGTCGTACACATGGGAGGCTTCCACTAAGGCTGTGTACGCTTCCTGGAGTACATCGTCGAAGTCGGTCCATGGCCACCGGCGGCTTTTCATTATCTTGATAACAGTCGCCTTCACCCAAAGCAGATCATCCTCAGTCAATTTTCGCTTAACTTTTTTCATAGCGATTTTGCAGTTTCCCTTCTCCGGACAATGGAAAATTTTTCATGAATGGCGGGCATGTGGTGAAGCAATCCATGAAGGTCTGAAAATTAGTATCCGGATAAACCTCGCAGATCACTTCATCATGGATATGAGTAACCACTGGATAGCCGACCCTTTCAAGATTCTTGATTGCATAGGCCAATATATCCCTGGCGGTTGCCTGCACTATGTTCTCAAATAATTTTCCTCCATAGGTCTCCAACCGTTCCCACTTCTTCGTGTATGAGTTAATTCCCATATAAGTCACCTGGGTATCCTCGTTCAGTTCAGGCTCGAAGTAGTACAGGACTCGGCCTGAAGGGAGACCACACATCAGCCAAGTGATATCCCTACGGGAGACAGGTACTTTCCGCTTTTGAAAAAATACTCGGCCACTCAGGGCTGGGTACTGAGTTTTATCTTGAGAAAGAACAGCTTTCTTTGCAGCTGTTTCCACGCTCTTCCAGCATCTTACTACTTCCTGATTTTTCTCTCGCCATTTGCGAACTGTGTATTTTGCAAACTTCTCCGATATCTCGACGCCATACCCCTTGGCCATGGATGCAAAAGCATTCTGGGCGCCTTGGTACCCCAGGGCTAATACCGCCACTTTCCCGACAAATCTCTCATCCTTGGTTATGTCCTCATAGGACTTCCCATATATCTGCGACGCTGCGATCTTATAGATATCCTTCCCATCTTTCCAAGCGTTTAAAACTTCCTTCTGGTTTGCATACCAGGCGACGAGACGGGCCTCTATAGAAGAGTAATCAGCATTCGCAAACTTCTTCCCCTCGGTCGGAATCAACATCATCCTGACACAATATGAAAAGAACTTGAGGGGGTTTCCAACGAGAATCTGAAGTTCTGTTACCGTCTTACAGTTCTTGAGAAACGCGGCTACCAGGTCCACTGCCCCCGGGCTTTTTCGCGGAAGGTTTTGTGGTTGGATTCCTCGGCCTGCCCATCGGCCTGTCGCCGGAGCGCCGTAATACATGAGGATTCCCCGGGCGCGATCATCCTTGGAAGAAGTGTAATTGAGCATGGCTTCATATTTTGAAGTCGAAGTCCGGGCAATCTCCCGGCGGATTTGTAAGACCTGCCGAACTTTACCAGGGATTGCATGTCCTTCCAGGGTTGTGCGAATTGACTCCGCGGTAAGGAAATCCAACTGCACCCCCTGTTTGTTAATCCACTCCAGGAGTTTCTGGGTTTGACTTGCCGTTTCAATTTCATGGTTAGTCAATTCGCTGAATTTCTTGTTCAGAAGGATTTTATATTCCTCGATAAATCCCACGATCTTTTGAACCATCTCCCGATCAATGCGAATCCCCCGCTCGTTAATTTTTTGGTCAACTTGCCACATCTCCAATTCATCTTCGGGGAGTTCCGGCAAGAATTGATCAAGGAGCCTTTCAGTCTCTACGTCGGTGCAGCAGTATAGAAACCAGCGGTTATATTCTTTGGCATCCTCATACCAAAACAATCTTTCTTCCCAGTCTTCATAGCTAGCCTTCTCCGCTTTCCTGGCTTTCCGGGGTTTTGTCAACTTCAACATTAACCTGGCACCCTCAAGATCTTTCTGGGTAGTCAACCGAAGGACCCGGCTCATGCGGTCCAGGTCTCGAGGGAGGCCCAGGAATGCGCCCCTGGCAGCAGTATCCGACCAGCGTTCTATCGGTGGAACTTCAGGCCATGTTGGGCAAGAGTACTTCCACATCGCATACTCGAATCCAGCGTTGTGTGCTACAAAGTGGTACTTCTCAATGTTTTTACAGAACAAGGGGATCTCTCCCTTGTCATACTTAAATCCCTGTCGTTTCAGATAATCTGCGGTATCCTCGTTCCTAAATTTGGGGGCAATCCAAATATGGGTGACCCGGAACTCAGAGGATGATAAGGCGTACGAACAACACACAACTTCAGTGGTTGGATGTTGTGCATAAGCCCAATGGCCATGTTTGCGGATATCACACGCACTTCTGGTCTCAAAGTCGATCACGACTTTTTTCATGGCTGCTCCTGGTCTTCATACATAGCTGCGATTTTAAGAGCCAATGTTGCCGTGTGAATAGCTTCTCTAATAACATCATCCGCTGATCCTTCTCTGTATTCATACTCAGAGATTGCTTGTGCCAACTCCCCAAGTTCTTCCGTGGTGTATGTTAGCCACTCAAATGCAGTGCGAGTTTGATACCCCCATTTGGCAATTTGCCGGGCATTCTCATCTTGAACTTGTTCCACAATCCAATCGTCCTCAAGACCATTATCAAAATATTCATTTGGCATTTTTTATTTCCTCCATTAACATTTTACATTCTTGGTCCGAAGCATATTTAACTGCTACATTATACGCATCATCCGCGGTAACTTTTACCCATACCCCTTTATACCCCGAAGGTACAAAAACTACCATCATTCCAGGAAAAAGAGAACCAATATAACAATCTGCTTTTTCTAATTTCATTTTGTTTTCCTTTAAAGGGTTATACGCACATTAAAGCTATTGAACGTATAACCCTCTTAGCAGCTAATGAACTCTGATTAAAAAGGAATATCGTCGTCGGTTTTGTCGTCATTACCGGACACAGGTCCACCAAAGCCGGCGAAAAGATCAGAAGCATCATTCCCTTTGGCCGGGGCTTCCAGGGCCTCGAACTCTTCAGAGGGGTCAATGCGAACCCAAAGGGGATCATCCTCTTTGACTTTCTGAATGTTGACCAGGCCGAATGCTACGCCCGGACGGTACGGGGTTCCTTTGCCGCCGTAAGCATAGGCGGTAATGCTCGCCCGGCACCAGCACCCAGGGTACAGTTCATCTGGGTTGATAATCTTCTGGAGTGAAGCATCCACGATTCCCGGAGGCATCTTGCTTTTGGCCGACACAACCGTCATGCCTTCCATCTCGGGGTAATCCAGGGCCTTCTCATCCCCATCTCGGAATGGGCTCCGAAGATTCTTTGGAACATCCTTAGCCCACTTTGCTGTGACCGCGTTTTTGGCCAAGGCTGATAGTGGCTTCATATCAGTTTCCTTTGGGAACAGCATGGTAATGGAATACGACGGCTCATCTTCTGGTCGGTTCTTGTAAGGCTTGAACACATACGGAAATGATAGCCTGAACATTGGTGTAACTACTCTTTCTCTTTTTGCCATGGTTAAATCCTCCTGTCTTTTTATTGGATGATCGTAAAATCTTCTTCTGGTTTTGGTCTGTTATACTCTTCTCCCGGTTCCGTTAGCAAGGCTACCTTTGGATTCCCACCGACCATTTTGATAAAGGGAGTTAAGTCAGCATCCTTGAAAATCTTCGTGGCTTGCGGGGGCTAACCAATTTCTTCTGGTACAACTTCTCCGGGTCCAGGCCCAGCAGTTCAATAAACGGCTTTACCCCCTCTTCGTCAGCCCACACTCTCCGCCGTCTTGTTTTTACAAACTTGAACCTGGCGGTAAAGTCCCCATTTTTAGTGGTCAATTTCTGCGCGATAAGAGCTTCAAGTGACTTCTTGTATTGCTCCAGGAAGATCAATCCCTGATACATCTTTTCAGCTTCAGTTGCCGAAAGAGCTTCCACTGTCTTTTCCCGGGCTGTCGCTGCCCCAGTGAATAGCATATCCTTTATGGTCGGACAGCCAACCATGGCCGGGCACCAACGGCACCAATCCCCAGGGGTTGCTTCCGCTGTCTTTACAGACTCCATGGCGGGACCAACTTCGTCTATAATCCAGCGCCGAACCTCAGCAAATTTAAGATACTCCTGCCTTACCGGGGGTTCATTCGACCAATGGCGCGGTTGAACGATGGTCATTGACCCATGCTCAACATTCAACTGTTTCGCCATGCCATACCAGTACAGTTTCAACTGGGGATTATTTTCGATTTCCACGAAGATACCCTTACCATGTTTATAATCAAAGATATGCAGTTCTTTCTTATCGGAAGAATAAACAGCAGCATCTAAAGTCCCCCAGCAATCAACAAGAATCCTCACTTTCTTCTCAATAAAAAGCTCGGAATTTGGAAGCTTATCAAGCATTCCATAAACAGTGTCCAGGTACAGATCAATGGCCGGGTCTCCTATGGAAGCCAGCCGTTTCTCTAACGCGAAGGCCGCCTGAGAATGGGCGTTCGTTCCTTCCATGGCTTCCAGGGAGGCCGGGGGCTCCGGGAGATTTAACTCCGCGGTCAGCCGAATAGAGGCCGGACAGTTAATCCACTGGTGAGCCCCGCTTGGTGAGAATGGACTGTGTTTCGGTTGCATTAGAGAATCCCCTCAGCGTTCTCCAGCAGGCTTTTTGCATCAGCCAACAGGAGCTTTTTGTCATCCTCAGCAACCTCAGACAGCTTGGTTGCGCCGTACTTCTCCAAGGCCCGCTTCGCTTCATCATACCCCAGGTTCGCAACCACAGCCATGATGGTATCCCGGAGGTCAACATCCAGCGGTTTCTCTTTGACCTCGGGCTTGTCCTCTTCTTTCTTCGGAGCCTCTTCCTTCTTTGGGGCCTCTTCCTTCTTCGGAGCAGGAACTTCGTGGGTCTCTTCGGGGGTTTTGACTCCGTCAAATCTCTCGGCTGGGGGCGCTTCCTCTTTCTTCTTTTTGGAGCTACCCTTTGTCCGCCCGCGTTTCTTCGTAGTTTCCTTCGGAGCTTTTGCTCCCGTTGCTGGGTCGATCTGTGCCAGTACCATCCGCTTTACCTGAAAAATCCCAATTCCTTCCAATTCAATTTCCATTTTTAATCCCCCTATAATTTATTTGTTAATCTTATTATAGCCTGATTTGAAATTTAATGCAATAGTTTTCTGATAGTCTTCTGTTTATAGAAAAATGTTCTTACCATGTATTCATCGAAACTACCCCCTATAACGAAATAATAAATGTTGACTGTGTTCTTTTGTCCTATTCGCAGCAGCCTATCCTCGGCTTGTTCCAAGACCGCTGGGGTCCAGTCTAATTGCACAAAGATACAGTACGAAGCTGCCTTTAATTTGTCCAGGCCAGTCCCCGCCGCACGTATTTGTGCAATGAAATAGTGAACCCAGGGTCACTCGCGAACCTGTCCAGGGCTTCTCTTCGTCCTCTCATCGAAGTCTTCCCGTAGAAGGTAACTGCCTGATCGCCCAATTTCTCAGCCAGCGCTTGAATAACCGGGATATGCTGCGCGAACAGAACTACCTTTTTCACCCCCTCTCTTTCCAGGATTTCCAGGAACTCAAATACTCGAGGCAATTTAGCAAATGCAGATTCCCTTTGAATCTCTTGGAGGTTGGCCCCCATCCCTATGCGTTGCCCGCGTTTGAACCCTTGAATTACTTCCGTCCAGTTTGCTTTTTTGTTCAGTGCTGCAAGTTTCCCCGTGGGTGGAACAACGAAGATCTGTCTTACTTTGTCCGGCAACCAGGGGAGGACATCTTTCTTCTCGCGCCGAATCATCACTTGAGCGCGAAGCATTTTGTTCAATTCCTCTGTGTTCGAGGATCCTTTCCCATCCGGTCTTCGGACTCCAAACCATCCACAATATCGGAGCATATAAAACATTAGGGGATTGTGTATCCGTCCCCGAAACATTAGCAGGTGCAGAATTGGATAGAGCTCCAGGGGTCTATTCAGTACCGGGGTCCCAGTCAAGAAGAGTGCCTTTGGATACCCGGTAAAGCTTCTATCCTGGCGATGAAAGTCAACCCGCCTTCTGAGTATCCGCATGAGAAGCTTTGTTCTCTGGGCTGTCGGGTTCTTGATATAATGCGCTTCATCACACACAACCGCCTGGAAATTCTTTTTCTTCAGATTTTTGAGTTGCTCATAGTTGGTGACAACAACTCGATACTTCGTGTTGTTATTCCAATATGGGACCCAGGTTTCGATATGCTCTTTCCACTGGTCAATGACCTGCTTCGGGCATACAATGAGGATCTTCTTGAACTCCGGGTGGTCAGCGATATAGGCCAATGCCTCAACTGTTTTGCCTATACCCATATCATCCCCCAGGATTGCCCCATTCCTGTACTGGAGTCGTTCATTCAGGAGCCAAAGAGTGGCTTCCTGGTATGGATAAAGGAATAGTCCGTGGGACCCTTTCTTTAATCCATACGTAAAATTCATGGGCGGCTCAGTCCAGTAAGACTTTTTCATTTGGGCTTGGTACCAGCGCCGGGTTAGATCAAGCTGTTTCTGGGCTTCCGGCACCGCCTGATTATACAAGCGGTCGGCTACCACGAAGAAGGGAGTATAGAAAACCCCCTTCTGATGGGTCAGAAACCAACCGAGGTAGAGCATTGTCACCGTCGATTTGGCTTCGACCGCATAGAGGTAGAACCGACCCTTCTCGGGGTTATACCAAACTTTAGCATTCTTCAGAAGTCGCATACAGATAATCCTTGATCTTCTCCACTTCGTCGATCATCAGGTTGTCAATCTTTTCCACTTTGATCGCCTGATTCATCAGTTCCTCGGTGGGAGCCAACTCCATTCCAGGAGGAAGATTCCGAAACTCCATGTGAAGAGTCCTGATTATCCCAATCTTTTCAGTTGGCTCATGGCCCCAGTTATACCCAGGAAAATCATAAGCCCCGGTCCCCATGTCATAACTTACTTGTTTCATTAGCATGGCAATTCCCCCCACATTTTTCCCCCTGGCCCGCGCCACTGGAGGATATTTTTATTGCTCTTGTGCATTTCAAGATAACCAATCGGCATGTTTAAAGCGCTGATTGTCCTCAATTCAGTGTGGAGTCCAGAAGAACTTAAATAATTGTTCTCCGGGTCCTTGTAAACTAGCATACCCGTGGCCCAAAAGCGAAGCATATCAAGGCAATGATTTAACCAAAAATGATAGAGCTTTTCATTCTCTTCACCCAGCAGTTGATCAGCCCAGTGGCTATGAACAATCGGAGAATATACTTGACAATACATTTTACTCATCTGAGAAAGAATCAGATTGTGCCTCCCCCAAGTATCATCCTTGTCTTTTGTATTAGAGTATGCCCCGCCCAGGTACAGTCTCGAACAAGGGCTCTTGAGCTTATCCAAATCCGATTCAAGCGCCCGTATAATAATCTTTACACCCATGACCCATCCCTCCTGTAGTCTTTTTTGATTATTCGATAGTAAGGCCGAAAAATCGTTTCAAGATTCTTAATGCTGTACCCATCCTTATCCAAATCGAAGTTCAAAATCCAGCCGCCGATTGCAGGGTGCAGGCCCCGGACCAACTCGTATGGTGTCTGAGCCTGAAAACATCCGGTCAACATATAGTGGATGTTTCTCAGAAATCCCTGTAAAGCGAAATGCCAATGCCCCAGAAAGAATAGCTGGGGTTTGTTCTCCGAACTGAAGGACTCAATAAACTTCTGGGCCTTGTATGACTGGGCATACGCCGACCCGCCGATCGGATGGATGAGATAGGCCCGGGCTTTTTCAATAAAGGCATAGGCCCCCAGACGCCCGATATATTCAATGTCCTCTCGCTCCCGGGCGATCTGTTCTACAATGTTAATGTCCGCGGATTTAATCCAGGACTCATCATGGTTTCCCATGATCACATAGGTTTTTATCCCATCCACCTTTGGATAGTTTTCGATCACGTACTCCCGTTGCTCCCGAAACCCATGGAGGAACATCTCGAACTGTTGACCACGATACAGATAACCGTTCCCGTCCGTCATATCGCCCGCGTGGAGGACCGTCTTAATTCCCTGCTTCGCACAATATTCATAAAAGTCCCAAAGGTAAGTCATTTGTTGAAACTTGGAACCCAGGTGGGTGTCACCTATCAGCCCGAACTTGGTTTCATGGACTCGAACTTCCTGATTCTCCGGCCCCATGGAACCAGTCCCAATAATCTGATAAAGGTCTGTACCCCCATCCACTTTATGAAGAAACCCTGGGTGAGTATTCAAACTCTCCAGGATTTTCCTAATCTCTGAAGGATAAGTGTGACAAAGATCGCGGAGGTCATACATTGTCTGCGCCTTTTGTTTCATGGCCTTTACAATGATGTCTTTCCAGTGGGATTTCAATTCCGCTCCGGTACTTTCCAGTGTTATCTTTTTTGACTCAATACCAGCGGCCTTTTTGAGATTTTCCCACGTTCCAAAATGCCGCCATACAAGTCTTCGGTCATGGTGATACGTCCGAGCAAACTTGTGAATGGTGATCTTGTCCGTCTTCAACTGTGCTGCCATGTCTCGGACTTCGTTTATCAATCGTTTTTTCATGTCTTCTTTCTTCATGTTTAAAACCCCGTGTTAAAAGTTAATCCCCAGGCTAAAATGAAGCCCCAGCATAATGAAAGTTCCGAGCCCCAGGAGCGCCATGGCAAACCAGAACTCATGCCTTTGTCTCTTTTTGAACTCTTCAAAAGTCTCCCCCGCTTTTCTCTCCCAGGGACAGTTGTAATATCTCCAGGCTAACTTTTCTTCTTTGGTATACTTAATTGGTCTTGTTCTTGAGATTAGCCACCACAATTCAAATTTCGGCATTTTAAATCACCTCTTCTATTTGATCATTTTTTACTGTTATCAATAGCTCCGCTGCAAGCTGTTGAGCCGCGGAGATCTTGGCCAACGTGGTCAACTCTCGCCTCTTGTAATAGATCTTTTGAGCCATGAGAGACAACTCACCCCTTGATTTGAGAGTGAACTTTATTCCCGGGTGCGCCTTTAAATACTCGTAAACCGCTGTCTGATTTTCTTTCTCAATACCCGCTTTCTTTTCATCCAGGCTGCCCTCTTCAACGACCGTGAAAGTATCTTCCCGGAGGACCGGAACAGAATGAAGTTCACTTGAATAATTGGATTTGAATAGGTTGAACTCCAGGACCCCCAGGTCGGCCCATTCCTCGTCACTATGTTTCTTCAAGACCAGGCCGGACCGGATTGCCGCTTGCCACTGGGTACTTCCTGAATAATTAGATTGTGTAATCTTTGGGGTATGGCCAATGAACATAAGGGTGCTGTCAGTGTCTTTGATAAATGAGCCGAATCCTTTTTTCAATACCGCGTTCACTTGGTGACGGTCATTTTCATTTAACCAGGCCGCGTCCGTAATGGTATCAACGATCACTAATTTATGAGATTTTTGCAGAATCGAAATTTCTTTTTCAAGAGCAAGGTAAATCGAAGTTCGCTCAATCCCTTCGGTCGATAAACGAAACCAAAATGGGGCGAGCTCCCCGGCAAAGGACGTGTAGAAGAACGGACAGGCCCTCGGATTTTCTTTTATGGTGTGGAAAGATTCGTGGTTCAAGATGGTAAAAAGGCGGCGCTCAATTTCATCGGTCGGGTCCTCGAACCCGATATATACGACTGGTATTTGTTGCGTAACAAATCTGTTTAAGAACGGCAAACCCGCGGCCACGGACAAGGCCAACTGGAGAATCAAATAACTCTTTCCCACGCCGCCGGTCCCGAAGAATCCGGTAATGTGTCCCTGGGGCACAAGATCCTGGACTATCCACCCGGGCGGTTTCGGCGGGTCAACTAGGGAGAAGGACCCCAGGCGCTTGAATCGGCTGAAGTCCCCCTCGGGTGCAGTGGCCCCTTGACCCTTCCGCTCGTATTTATACGCGTTAATAACTTTTTCTTTCAAGTCTCTCGCTTCCCAGGGCGGCTCGCACTGGTCATTCCAGTGAAAAAGCATACAGTCATAAGCCTGTTCCCAAGAAAGTCCCATATCTTTGAGATTAGCGGCCACGCGGTATGTTGTCGCATCGCCCCCTTCCCCCTCAATGGCCATAGGTGCAGAATTTTCCAGGTACCGGATTGCCCGGATTGTCTCATCAGATTCAAACAAGACTCCCAAGTCTTCGTCGTCGTCGATGTGCAGTTGTTTTGGTATCCAGGCAGGAAGTGGAGCTATTGGCAGGTTCTTTATAACTTGATATTGGCCTTTTTGGGGGATGTTGCTACCAGGTATCGGGGACATTACCGGAGTGTCTATCCCCTCACCAAGTCGCTGAACTGAATATGGCGCCTCACCCTTATAATAGAGGTGAAAGCCGCCCGAGGGCGTTTTCACGGTGAGTGTCTCGGGAAGTGGTCCATGTTCGACCTGGAGCTCCCCCAGGGCCTTAACCCCATTCTTCCCCTTCTTCACGTCCACGTCGATAATCGTTATCCCACTCTTCCGGGTGTCCACGCAGAAATAGCAGTCCGGCCATTTCTCTTTCCAGGACTTCCACACTTCAGGGTCATTGCTTGCATTCTTCTTCCACTTGACCCGCGGCTTATGGCCGTGGTCAAAGATTGCAGGAAAGAGAAACCAACCTAGCTTATTTTCAACGGACATGTTTTTTCCCCACAAGGTCTATTCAGATATTTACACCAGTATTCTTCAGGCACCCAACCCACAACTCTTCCATTCTGTCTGATTTTCTTTAGTCTGATATGTAAATATCGGCACCAGGTGTTTACTGTTTCAATTCTCCAAGGCATAGCTATACCCCCCATACTATATGAAATGGTTCACAATCAGGTCATTTGCCTGATTTCTGGTTCGCGACAACTCCCCGAGTTTTACGACAATTCCTCAAGTTCCGCGACAATATCCCTTGCTTTTATCCGCCGGGCGGCGGCTTTCGCGATGCAGACCATTCCCGCGATAGACCAAAAATCTCCTGCTTTCTTGAGTTTTTCAGCGTAATACCTGTAGTACATCGCGAACTTGTCCCATATTCTCAAGTTAATGTCATTGAAATATGGATCTTCAGAAGCAAGAATTTTGTCCTCACCTACCAGGTCTTTTATAATTCGCTCAGTTTCCAACGTTACAAACTGGTCATAGTATTCCTGATGTGTACACACCCCACCCATGTAGTCTTTACGTGTCCATTTCATCTTAATTACCCCCTCTCTCGAACAATCTTTGCTGTCCCAGGAGCTCCAACTGTTCCATCTTTTCTTGCCAAAGCATCGCTTCAATCGTATGCTCTCCAATACCTTCGCCCACTTTGTCCACGTCGATATAAATGCCGCCGCCTGTTTCTTCCTGGTAATACAGATTCGTCTTCATGCGGGCGTATTCAAACAGCTTGCTGAGAAATTCGTCATAGTCGATCTTGACCTCGTGTTCTTCAACGAATCTTTCCACCAGATCTTCCAGGGGCTCCCCGATTTTATCTTCCAGGTACCCTTCAAAGTCTTGAGAAACCCAGGATGCCCAAGCTTCTATCTCTGCTTGAACTTTTAGTTCGCTCCACACATCATCATCAATGCAGGGGTAGCCCTCGAGACTCGTATAATCCTCCAGAAATTGATCGAAGTCCCCAGATTCTTCTGGGAGATCTTCCGGGTCAACAATGGCGGCAACTGTTCCCGCTCCCCCTCTTACCGTAGACAGGAAAGAATAATTTTCCATAAAAACCTTCTGGTTCGTCTGTTCAATTAACCCACCGGAGTAATCTGAATAAGAACACATACTGAGCTCGAACCGTCCATCATAATCATACAGATAAACAGAATCCAGGTCCTTCAACTCTTCGATGAATTTTTCTTTTTTCATTTTTTTATCTTCCTTTCTTTTTATTATACAGGTTATTTCCAATTTTTGCAAGGTCTCCCGGAAACGTAAACTATCATCCCGGCTTCGTGGTATTCTTTCACTTGCTTCAGGACATACTCCCAAAACTCTCGGCGCGTTGTTGGAGCGTCAACCCCTCGCTCGAACTCGTCCACTGTTTCCAGTCCTCCAGGACCCTTCCAGTTCAGACATGTTTTCATTTTAATCCTCCCAATACAGTTTGTGTTCTTTCTGAATGCAAAGCTGGGCGTACCGTACCAAAACCGCCGTGGGTTCATTTCTCCATCCCAGGACCTCACGTTTTGCCCGCTCCAACAATGCCTTTCCAATATCCGCCGTCTCTTCGTATTCCGAATCCGCGGGGAAAAGATTTGCTATATATTCAATTGCTGTCTCTCTATCCATGATATCCCCCCTTTCGCCCGGATAGGCTCCGGGCAAGCCGTGAAGGTTTCAGTGGTTTGAAAGTTTGCTGATAATTTCTTTTTCCAATTTATCAATATACCGAAGTCCCATTGCCGGGTCGTCGATGTGGTACACATTATCGCTGTACCTCGGGCCATCCCCCTGAACTCGCCACACGAACTCTTTAATCTTCAGGGCCTCAGCAACTCTTCCCACAAACTCGGAGAAGCATCGCTCGTATCCCCGCTCCCCGCTCATTTTGTTTCGCTTCCTGCTGATTGCCTTCAGCGTTTTGGCCATGGCTTTCGCTCGGTCCAGGCCAACAGTGAATGGTTTATACCTGCAACCCCAGCCATAAGCTTTATCCGTGTGGTTATCCATTTGACAAAGGACCTCGAAGTCGGCAAGTTCCGGTGTGGTGAGGTAATCAATGTTACGCGGCACATCCTTTACAAGTTCAATTGCTCGAACATTGATATGCCCATATTCTGAATCTGTTTCGCGTGTAATCAGGAATGCTTTTCTCATTTTTAAATCCCCCTATAATTAAAGGTTATCGAAAAAACTTCAGAAGAGAAATAACACAATCCGCGGGACCTGTCAACTTATATGTTGAGGGCGCAGTGCGTACCAGGTCACAATATTTGAATGCACTGTAGAACAAGCTGTCAACAATATCCTCTTCAATTCTTTTAATAGTCATGTGGTGCGCCTTGAAATACACGGCCATGTTCCCGGTAATTTTATTTTCCGTGGTTCCTATTCTTTCCATGTTTTGTGCCCCCTCGTATTTTAAGGTTTTTGGGTGCCCCGCTCCCACAGCGGGGATGAAACGCTTATTTTCTATTGCACGAGCTATGCCAGCAAAAAGATTGATAAAAGTTAATTCTTTTTAACCCAAATATGGTACAAAATTCTGTACCTGGTATAAGATCTTGTACCCTGGTCAGAAAAATCAAATAATAACAGTATTTTAAATAGGTACAAAATTCTGTACCCGGTACAAAAAATTGTACTTTCATTTAAATCCCCGATTTAACTGGAAAATATGTAATAAAAAGCAATTCATGGGTACAATATATTGTACTCAGAAAGAAAAGTCAAGCACTTTTTGGGGTATTTCCAGGATTTCAAACAATATTGTGTTACACAAGGTCTTAAAACGTATAGAGTACAGCTCGAATAAAGTTTTATAAAGTCGATAATTAAAAATGCTACAACATAGAAGGACGGGTCAATAGCCCCCCCGAGGCGACCCCTTGACACGTCCGTCTGTACGCGTTGATCCATTTAAAATATATAATCTAAATCAATCTTTTTCTTTTTGCTAATCCATTTTCTCTCAGCTTCGCTTCAAGAAAATTATCTCACCTTTATAGTCTTCACTTCCTTGCAAAGAAATAAAAAGGATCTAATTATAAATTGAGTGAAACGTTGTCGGTCGGGGCAAGGGGTCGCCTGGGGGCTATTGCCCCGCCCGTTTCTATTTTATTCTTTTTTCCTGTTCAGGGATATTTGCAGAGCTTCAGACAACATCATTCGACTCAGAATGTTTTTTGCCTGAAAGCAAATTTATTTACCCCGTAAAGAATATAGTGGAAAAAAGATTGAATTTATTCTTGGAATTTAGAGTTAGTCCGCGGCGCTTGGGCTGAATTTACTCCCTCACTAGTGATTGAATTTATTCTCTCACTGGTGGTTGAATTTGCCCGGAGAATCTAAAGCAGACTGAAAGATTGCCGGGCAAATTGACAAGAGCGCTGCAAGATTGCAAGCAACACGGACCCCCAGGGCGGGCCGAAATTCTATCACTTACAGTAAGACTTACAGTACCACAAAGTGGTATTAACAGGAAGAACCAATAGCAACTATGGGGAGGGCTTATGAGCGATCATAAAGACCTGAAAGAGTTCCAAAAACTGCGAAGAAAGCACAAGTTTGAGCCTCACGAGTGGAACTCCTGGATTAAACTTGCCAAGCCGAAAGACATTAAAACCAATTACCTTTGGAGATTCCTTTCCAGGCCAAAAAAGATCAAGAAGAAGAAAGGCTGTCTTTGGATAGGAATTGACCCGGGAGTTCACGGCGCCCTCGGGTATTTCTTTACGGGCTACGACGAAGCAGCGGCCAAGCCATGGCCCTCTTCTGGAGTGGTTGACTTCCCGGAAGGGGTCTACGAAACGCTGCGAGAGGCGGCTTCTCCTGGACTCCAGAAGCACTACAATGTGATTGTCGCGATCGAAAGGGAATGGGGCTTCCGACAACCAGGTCGAATCATGGGTGCGAAGTCCATGTTCAACTTCGGACAACTCTACGGGGTTGTTGAAGGGTGGACCATCGCCTTGAATCTGCGCTATGAGCGAATCATTCCTTATGTGTGGAAGGGGGATTTTGGTCTGAGCAAAGACAAGAAAGAATCCTTGGAGCTCGCCCGGAAGTTCTTTCCGGAACTCATGGGCTTTCTTTGTTTAGTAAAAGACCACAACCGATGTGAAGCGCTCTTGATCGCGAAGCATCTTCAACTGAGGGCAGCGTATTACTTCCCGGAGCTCGGGAAGATTGACTCGAACCTCGCCCTGGTGGATATCTAATCCACTGGACAACATTCTATAGATGGGAGGGACAGAATTATGAAACATCACAAAAGAAAAAGGATTCTTTGTTTGGATTTTGATGGGGTGCTTCATAGTTATTCATCCGGGTGGAAGGGGCCGAGAAAGATCTCAGATCCGCCTGTTGAGGGGGCTATCGACTGGTTGCAGAGTTTGTTGGGCTGCTCGGGTTATTTTGGTCTTGGAGCGAAGTACCTTGACTTCAAGATTGCCATATTTTCGAGTCGAAGTCGTTATATTGGTGGGCGAAGGGCTATGAAGAAATGGCTGGTAAGATATGGCCTTGATCCAAATTATTTGGAGTTGATTGATTTTCCAACACGAAAGCCCCCTGCGTTCTTGCAGATCGATGATAGAGCCATTACATTTAAAGGGGTCTTTCCCACGGTAGAAGAGATGAAGTCCTTTAAGCCATGGAATAAAAAAATAGGGAGGACAGAGAAATGAGTGCATGGTGGTGGATATTAATTGGAGTTGTGGCGATCTATTTGTCAATCGGCGTTGTGTTTGACCTCTTCCTCGGGTTCTTTGGTTCCCGGGGGCATCTTGTGAGGATCTTGTGCTGGTGGGCCGTATTCTTTTTAAGAGGATAACCTGGACACTCCCGGAAAAAACTGTTATAATATAATAGAAGGTTAAAAATTATAACAGAGGGGGTGAAGAGATGAAATGGGCAAAGGTCAAACAGATTGTGAAGAAGTATGTTCCTGATGTGGCGCCTTTCTTCCCCGAAGACTACGAGCATCGACCGAACATCGAAGAACTTGATCATGTGGTCAATGCGTTGTTTGAAGCGGAACAGACGTTTGTAGTGACTGGTCAAGAGACCGCGGGGAAGGAATGCTATGATGCAGCAGTTGAACTTATCCTTTGGGTAGAAAGGTTCAAGCTATGAGACTTGACCCGAAGCCGCGGATTGTCTACGAGGATCTCACAGAAGATGAGAGGGATGTCTATGATGAAGCCTTCTCCCGGTTTGAGAAGGGTGAGACATATGCTTGCTCCAAGGATAACCTGGGGCTGAGGGATAAACTTCAGCGGGAGTTCGCCGGGCACTGCGTGGTCATGTTCAGGCGGTCCAGGCGGGCGCGACGGGGGTATTGAGATGAGATGGAGAGATGCTCTTTGGTTTATGGAAGTCTCCTTGATATGTGCGGGAGCCATTGCTTTGATTTATTTGATAAGGGGATAGAACAATGAAACGCAAACAACATCATGTGATTTTTGATATTATGGGGGTTTTTATCTTTGGAGTTCTTTTGGCACTGATGGGCTATTGCTCCAGGGTTCACGCCTATGACCAGCAGAAGCCAGCGGACTTTCATCTTGATCCTTTGGCTTATGAGACTTTTGTGACTGTCAAGACAATAGGGATTGCTTCTGCTTTATATCCTGATTTAAAGAGCGGGGAATATCGATGGATTGAGGGATTATGCGCTTTTGATATCGAAGGCTCCGGGACAGTTATTGCTTCCGGGTATGTTATTACCGCCGCGCATGTGGTTGAACCCGACACCGTGGATGTGAGGACAAGTATGATTTCAATATTCAGGACCAGACCGCGGGAGGTTTTGTCAAGATATATTCTTGTGTTTGATTCTGAGGGCAGCCCGGTGCTTGCACAAATATACATGATTGATACCAACCGGGACATTGCAATTCTAAAGCTTCAGACCAACAATTTCTTGATTCCTTTTAAAGCTGGATTGAATCCTGAGAGAGCTCAGTTTACCGTGGGCGATGTAATTGCGATGGTAGTTCATAAGAGAGATAAAGCTGGGACGATGACGAATGACCTCACGATCGTGTGGGGCAAGGTTGTTGCGAAGCGGGCAATCTCTTGTAGAGGTGAGGATAAGCTCCCGTGGTTTTCCATGTGGGACTTCACCATGAAAATGGAGATGCAACCAGGGGACTCTGGGTCAGCCATTTTTGTATTCCATAAAGGAAAACCAGTCCTTATTGGAGTTGGCCGAGCAGCGATGTCTAATGAATCAGGAGACCTTGAGTATTCTTACGCGGCGTGGGCTGGGGGCCTACAGCGTTATTTGGGGAAATAAAGGCCATGAATGTTGATGGATTGATTGAAGATTTTGTTTTCTGGTTAGCTGTTCTTATGATGGTTGGGATGGGAACGGCGCTTGGAATTTTGATGTGGGTAATCATTAAACAAATTTAGGTGAGAGGGTAGAACAATGGAACAGTATAGAAAGAAACCGGTTATTATCCACGCGGCTCGGTGGTTTTCTTTTAGGGATGTTCCTGAAGCACACATTTTACCTTATACAAGTGCTAATGGGACATGTGTTCAGTGTGGTGGGTACCTAATGGACCACGGCTATATTGTAACTTTGGAAGGCGGGCATATTGTGTGCCCGGGGGACTGGATTATTCGGGGGGTAGAGGGGGAGTATTACCCCTGCAAACCAGGGATTTTTCAAAAGACCTATGAGAAAGTGGAGGGCTAAAATGAAGTATTATCACCCAAATTTGAAATGGTACACGCGCCTTTCTCCGTGGTTCTGGATAAACAACCTGGATGACCCGGTACCGCCTGCGAGATTTGATGGGCACTACCGAGAGTTCTGGGTCTATCGTTTTTTCAGACTGTTTTTACCATTCAAGGCGGCGCGATGGGTGTGGTGGAGAATCAGAAACCCTCTTCATAATTGTCTTTATTATACAGTTGGTTTCGCAGGCAGGGATATCATTGTATATTCCCGATATGCTCAACGGCTTTTTGCTCCGAAGGGCGGGTTCAACTGGTTCATAGTCAACTGGAAGATCTTATATCTTCCGGGGTTGACATACCGGGGGAAGAGATGCCGCTGGTATATTGGATGGTTGGATGATGGACAGCTTGGGTTTGAGTTAAGGGAGGTGCCATAATGGATTTGAATGCAGCCTATTTTAAAAGAAAAGAGTTTGCGTGTAAATGTGGGTGCGGGTTTGATACCGTAGATTATCCTCTTATTCATGTTTTAACTCTTTTGAGGATTAGATTTAAAAGACCGGTGGTTATCCTCTCGGGGTGTAGATGCGAGAAGCATAACCGAGAGATCGGGGGCGCGAAGCATTCTCAGCACTTGCTCGGTCGGGCGGCGGATTTCTATATCCCGGGTGTGGATATTGAAACAGTTTACGCGCACATTAAAAAACTCATGGAGGGCGAAGTTTATGGACTCGGAAAATACAAAACGTTCATCCACCTGGACACTCGAAGCGGGGAGAAACCAGCTTTTTGGGCCGGTTGGCATTCAACTCGAGAAGGAACGGAGCCAAAAGGCAAATGATGACCCGCATTCACATGGGTCTTCCCATTACCGGGACGGGTTTGAGATTCAGCCGATAGATTTCATTATGAAGAACAACATTCCTTTTTGTGAGGGGAATGTGATCAAATACGTTTGTCGGTGGAGGCGCAAAGGGGGTTCGGAAGATCTTGTGAAGGCAAAGCATTATATTGACTTTTTGTTGGATGCTTTGTCAAACCAGGGATAACTTGTATATACAGAGAGGTGTGAGTTATGCACGCGAACACGAATGAACGTATCAAAGATCCTCACGAGGGCGCGGTGAAGCGGGTTCTGAAGAAGTTTGTGGAGTTGTTGAAGCCCCGGAAGCCGAGGCCCTACATAGCGGTGAACCCCGGGCGAAGATATGAGAAGGCCCTGATGACCGAACGAGGCTTCAAGAGCAAGAAGCAACTTCGGAAATGGCAAAAGAAACAGCGGCGGAACGCAAAGCAGGGGGAGAAAAATGCATCTTAAATACTTCGTCGGGGTTCTGTTTTCTTTTGTGTTTTATGTGGTTGTGTCCCTCACGTTTTTTGTGTACCTGGGGGTGGACCACTTCTGCACATGGGTGCGAAAGTTAGCAAAGGGGTAAGCCATGTTCTGGTTTGCAGTTGGCTTTCTGATTTTTATTGTTCCAGTGTGGTTGTATTTGGAGTGAGATAAAGTCATGGGCATTTTTACAGCAATAATGGCGGGGTTGAAATTAGTTGCCGCGCCTATTGGTACCGCATTAAAAGGTTGGCAGCAGCAGAAGCAAGTTAAGCTTGAGTCGAATATACAGCTTCGGAAAGCGAAAACCGAGGCCATGATTGAAAAGATGAAACAAGGGCAGCTTGCCGAGATTCAGTGGGACCTGAAGTCCCTGGACACCGCTGGGTGGAAAGATGAGTGGTTCACCATTCTCTTGTCAATCCCCGCGGTGTTGTGCTTTGTTCCGGGGATGGATAAGGTAGTTTCCCGGGGTTTTGAAGCGCTGTCGGGCACGCCGGACTGGTATAAGATTGCATTTATTACCGCGGTGTCGGCGTCTTTTGGAATGCGGAAATTGGTAAACTATATGATGCAAAAAGGAACAGGAAATAATGGCATTAACGGAACAGGACCTTCAGGCGATTAAAGGAATCGTCAAGGAAAATCGGTTTGAGTGTCCTATCCCCGAGGATTTTCAGAACAAATTTGGTTCGTTTATGGATATCTTCGTGGAGGTTGGAAACGGGGATTTTGACAAAGGCATCGTGGAAACCAGAAAGCGCCTTGATCTTGTGGGCACCTTGGTTTCAGCACGAAACAGTATAGGCAATGCTTTTGTATTTATTGGTTTAACGATCATTCTTGGGGGTATTGGAACGGCTGTGTGGGCTGGTGTGAAAGCATTAGTGAATCGTTAAGGGGTATTGGTTAATCATTAATGGATGAGGACTTGATAAATGAGGTAGAGAATGCACAACTTTTATCTCTTCGTGATGAGGCCACGAATGAGTATTTAGGCAACCAGCAGACTGTTCAGGAAACAGTTCCACAAGGGCGACGGCTAGTCCCGATAGAGCGGGCAAAGTACGTCGCTTTCTAATTTCTTGAAAAGATTGTGATTGATGCCTATGAGAAGGACCCGGTTTACACTTTTAAAAAGCTGCAACATGCCGGGGTCAAGATCACTCAAGAGGCGGTGAATAATATCTTGGCAAGTCCTCTTGTTCGGCGGGTCCTGGAGTTTCGGATTGCTGAGGGGTTGAAAGAGCCCTCAGAATTGGTTGCAAATCAAAATGAGCTTAAGATGTTCTGGACCCAGGTAATGCGGGACCCATTTGTTTCACCTATGCAGAGGTTGGCAGCTTCCAGGTTTCTCGCGGAGGCTGAAGGTATGTTTGTGAAGAAAGTCGAAGTGACGGAGACCAAAACAAAACGTGTGCATAAGGTCATTGAGAAAACACTTAGGGCGGTCTATTCGGCTGAGGATTGAACATAATTGTAATCCCGTGAATTTGTGGGCGAGATGCGGGGGCCACTGGACCCGGCTCTTTATTTCGTATGAGCATTTCTATAATAAGATTAAGAGGTTGTGGTGTTAAAAACACGAAGAGAAGCACATGAGTTTTACAAGAAGATTTTGCAAACGGCTTCTCTCATCAGCGATGATGAAGTCCAGGCAACAATGGCCTATCTTGGCCGGACCGACCTCTTCTTCCTTCTGGTCTTTATTCTTCACCGGAACGATGTTGACCGGGACTGGTTATATGATCGGTGTAAAGAAGTCCAGGACAATCCGAACGGCTACCTTGACCTTTGGGCTCGGGGTCACTACAAAAGCACTCTGATTACCTACGCGAAGACAATTCAGGATGTGATTGACAGTCACTCCCCGGAGCCTTTTCATTGGCCGGGGGAGCAGACCTTTGCAATCTTTTCTTACAATAGACCTATTGCGAAGGCATTTCTCGCTCAGATTATGTTGGAGTTTGAGTCAAACGATCTTCTGAAATCTCTATATCCTTCGGTGCTTTGGGATGAGCCGCGGAAACAATCTTCAATTTGGTCACTTGATAAAGGAATTTTACTCAAGAGAAAGAGTAATCCGAAAGAGCTCACGATCGAAGCTTGGGGCCTTGTGGACGGGCAACCCACAAGTAAACACTTTAACGTGCTGGTTTATGATGATGTGGTGACTCGGGAGAATGTGACAACCGTGGAGCAAGTTCGGAAAACGACCGCGGCGTGGGAGCTCTCTTTGAATCTCCAGGCTGAGGGGCACCACGTTGAAAGGTACATTGGGACCAGGTACGCTTACTTTGATACCTACCGGACAATGATTGAACGAGGGGTCCCGGCGCGGCTGTACCCCGCCACGGATGATGGAAAGGTGGGTGGAGCGCCTGTCCTCTTGACCCGGGAAGAACTTCTGGACAAATATGAGAAAATGGGGCCGGAGATTTTTGCTTGCCAAATGCTCCTGGACCCAAAGAAGGGGCAAGTTGCAACATTTGAAGAAGATGATTTTAAATACTGGGACGTGGCCCCGGAGAAGTGGAAGAGATTCAATCGGGTGATGTTGGTGGACCCGGCGAACAGCAAAAAGAAAGAAAGTGATTACACCGTTATCTTGGTCATTGGCCTCGGGTCCGATGAAAATTATTATTTGGTTCATGGAGAGTGTGGCCGGTGGAATCTGAATGAGCGGACAAACCGGCTTTTTTATATGCACAAAGTGTATAAGCCCCAGCAGGTCGGGTATGAGGAATATGGACTCCAGGCGGATATTGAACACATTAAATATGTGATGGAGCATTCCAATTATCGGTTTGAAATAACTCCGCTTGGGGGAAAAATAGCTAAAGAGGACAGAATTAAACGTCTTATTCCTATTGCTAAGAAGTTTAGGTTGTGGCTCCCTTTACATGATTACTTTGTAGACAATGACAAGCAATGGGATTTTACAAGACTAATTGTTGAGCAGTTTGTGGCCTTTCCGGTTCTTTTGCATGATGACATGATAGATTGTGCGGCTCGAATCCTGGATGACAAAATCTTTGTTGATTTTCCTATGGTGGAATTTGAAGAAGGTGTACCACTTTCTTATATAGAAGCTATGGGTAAAAATTTAGATGCTGTCGAAACAGATAGTGATATCTATGACTGGAGGTAAAGAGAATGGGTAGTATTGGAAAATTGGTTGGGGATATTGTTAAACCGGTTACAGATTTAGCATCCGGTATACTTCAGCCAGTTGCACAGGCCGCTGGGAAGATCGTTAGTCCAGTGTTGAATGGTGGACAAGAGCAGCAAACCTCTTCTCCCGCTCCTTCTACTGCGGCTGCTTCAGCTGCGGCTGGGAGTGGAAAGAAAGCTGTGGACCAGAACAGGAAAAACAAACTAACTCTTGTGAAGAAAGCGGCTGCGGCGGCTTCCTCAAAAGCGCCGGGGAGAAGTTCCACAATTCTGACTTCAGCCTTGGGTGCTCAAGGACAGGCGCCTGTACAGAAGAAAAGTCTGCTTGGGTCATAAATAATGTTCAATTTGATTGAAGCGAAAAAGCTTTTCAAGGCTTTATGGCGGGAGTATAACCGGTCTTGGAGATCTTATCATAAGGAACTGAGCGAGTACATTCTCTCAGATCGCGGGCGCTTTATGTCTTTGACCTCGCGTCCGAATTATGGGGACAAGAGAAATCAGAACATTCTGGATGATATTGCCACGAAAGAGACCCGAATTACCGCCGCGGGTTTGCAGGGGGGATTAACTTCCCCCGCACGTCCATGGGTCAAATTGACTTTGCGGGATAAGGACCTGGCGGAGAAACATAACGTCCGGGAATGGCTTGATCAGGCTACCCGGAGGCTTTTGTCGATTCTCGCTCTTTCAAATTTCTACGGGTCTATTCATACAATCTATCAGGAATTGGTGGTTTTTGGAACTGCTTCGATGTGGGAAGAGGAATATTTCAAGACCGTGGTAAAGTTCTACCCGTTTACCGCGGGCGAGTACGTCCTCGGGATGAACGAATACCGGGAGATTGATACTTTTGGAAGACTGTTCTGGTTAAGAAATCGTGATGTGGTTGGTATGTTCGGAAAGGATAAAGTATCAGCTAGGCGGCTTGTTCAGATGAAGTCCCAGCCGTATGACTGGGCAAAGATCGCTCAGTTGGTTGTTCCTAACCCGGACTATATCCCCGGCGAGATGGTCCCGGAGAATCAGAAATATCTGTCGATCTATTGGGACGACGCATTCGGAGAGAATTTTCTTCGGGAAGAATACATGAAGCTTTTTCCATTACTGGCCCCCAGGTGGGATATCACTTCAAGTGATGTTTATGGCCGGGGTCCCGGGATGATGATATTGCCCGATGTGAAAATGCTTCAGAGGATGCAGGACAAATATCTGAAGGCGTTGTATAAATTCGTTGATCCTCCGCTGCGAGCCTCTCCATCTTTGAAAAAAGAGAAGAAAACCCAGGTGGCCGGTGGAATTACTTACGTTGACCCGGTGGCCGGAAAGGGTGGGTTTGAACCTCTCTACAGTATTGATGTCAACATCTTTAATGTTCTGAGCACAGATATTGAAAAAGTCCATGCGGGGATTCGGACTGGGCTTTTCAATGATCTTTTTCTCATGCTCGCCGGATTGGATGAGCACCAAATGTCCGCGACGGAAGTTCGGGAGCGGCACGAGGAAAAACTCTTGATCCTCGGGCCGGTAATTGAACGGCTTCAGACTGAGTTGCTTGACCCGATTGTTCTTAACACGCTTTCAATTATGAAGGACTACAATCTTTTGCCGGAAATTCCTGATGAACTGAGGGATGAAGAGATTGTGATTGAATATATTTCGCTGTTGGCCCAGGCGCAAAAACTTGTGGGGACCACGGCGGTTGAACAGACGGTTCGATTTGTCGGCGAGGTTGCCCAGCTAAAACCGGAAGTTCTGGATAAGCTGAATGCGGATAAGGTGGTTGAACATTATGCAGACCTCACCGGGTTTCCAGCTCAGGGGCTTAACAGTGATGATGAGGCCGAGCAGATCCGGGCGCAGCGGGCGAAAGCCGAGGCCGCGCAGCAGGCGGCGGAGCAAGCGAATGCGATGACCCAGGGGGCTAAGACCCTCTCGGATACGCAGATGGATAAAAATTCAGCTTTAGATGCGCTGTTGGGAGGTATGGGCGGTGGCGGAACAGGTTAAAACGAAAGAAGATCTGTTTCAATTACAGCTTGAAGCCGATGTTAGAGCGGTTTTTGGGACTCCCGCGGGGTTGCGGTTATTCAAATATATTTTGTCTGAAGGGCGGTTATTAAAACTCTCAGTTGCCCCGGATAACCCACATTTAACTTATTTTCAGGAAGGAATCCGAAATTCTTCACTTTTTTTATTGGATTTAATTCAGAACGCATACAACATGGATAAACAGAGAAAGGCGGAAATTTTAGCTTTTATGCTGTCTGAGGATGATCAAGATGTCGACCAAGAGAATGAAGCCGAAGAGGGAGAGGGGCCGGGCAGCGGTTAAACGGCTCGGACGGAATTACAAGACCGGCGGATTTTCAAAGATTGAAAACAAGGCTGCCCGCAAGTACGGCTCCAAAGAAGCAGGCAAAAAAGTTGCGGCTTCGATCTACTGGGCCATGGTTAAGAAAAGGAGAGGTAAGTAATGCCTGAGACTATTTTGGGACAAAACGAACCCCAGGGTGATCCTCAGAATGAACCCCAGGGCGAACCACAAAACGAACCCCAGGGTGATCCTCAGAATGAACCCCAGGGCGAACCACAAAATGAACCCCAGGGCGAACCTCAAGGTGGGGAGCCTCAAGGTGCTCCAGAAAAGTACGAAATAAAATTCACGGAGGGTTTTACCCACGCGGAAGAGCAACTTGAAAGTTTTTATTCGGTTGCAAAAGAGAGCGGACTCTCAAACGATGCCGCTCAAAATCTGTTTGATATGGGCATGAAGATGGTAGAAGATACCATCTTGGAAACGAAGCAAGGCGTTGAGAAGCTTCGGGAGGATTGGGTTACTGAAGTTAAAAGTGATTCTGAAATCGGAGGGCACAATCTTGAAAAGACCGTGGCCACCGCTGTCAAGGCGCTTAACACTTTCGGCACCCCGGAACTGACTGAGTTGCTTGATGTCTCTGGATTGGGTGACAATCCCGAAGTGATTCGTTTTTTGTATAATGTGGGGAAGAACCTCGGGGGAAGCCGATTAGCAGGTGGACAACCCGCCGGGGGACCAAAAGAAATTACCCCTAAAGATTTTTACCCTAACAGTCCTGAGTTGAAATAGGAGGGAAGAAAATGGCTACAATAGGTGCAACGGCCCTAACCCTGGCGGATTGGGCAAGTCGTCTTGATCCCGACGGCGTAACTGCGAAAATCGTCGAGATTCTCAAACAGACCAACGAGATCCTGGATGATATGCTTTGGATTGAAGGCAATTTGCCGACCGGTCATAGGCACACGATCCGTGGCGGGCTTCCTACCCCGACGTGGAGGATGCTCAATTATGGTGTCCCAGTAAGCAAATCTTTGACCAAGCAGGTCGATGACGTGTGTGGTATCCTGAGTGACTATGGTGAGGTTGACAAGGACCTGGCGGATCTTAATGGGAATACCGCTTCCTTCAGGCTGACCGAGGATGCAGCGCATATTATGGGGATGTCGAATGAATTGGCTTCGACATTGTTCTATGGGAATACGGGTACCGACCCGGAGAAGTTTGTTGGTCTCGCGCCCAGGTTTAATGACCTCAGTGCGGATAATAGCGAAAACATTCTGAATGCTGCGGGGTCGGGTTCTGATAATACTTCCATTTGGCTTGTGGTTTGGGATGCGATGTCTTGTGCGGGAATTTTTCCCAAAGGTTCTAAAGCTGGGCTGACCAACAAGGACCTCGGGGAAGTGACCGCTCAAGATTCCAGTAATAACTATTTCCAGGCGTACCGGACTTTCTACGAGTGGAAACCCGGCATGATTGTCCCTGACTGGAGATATGTTGTGCGGATTGCCAACATCGACGTAAGCGATCTGAAGAAAGATGCCGCTTCCGGCGCGGACCTGGACGACCTTATGGTGCAGGCCCTTGAAATTCCGCCTTCTCTGAATATGGGGCGCGCGGTTTTCTACTGCAACAAGACTATTCGGTCTTTTCTGCGTCGGCAAATGTTGAACCATAACAATGTTTTTCTGAGCCTGAATGAAGTGGCCGGAAAACATGTTCTGGCTTTCGACACGGTTCCCGTGAAACGGTGCGATGCGATTCTGAACACCGAAGCGGTTGTTTCGTAATAACTGGGAGGGGCTAGAACCCCCTCCCTTCCAATACATGGAGGGAAAAGAAAATGATCCTTGATAAAGAACTCATGGTGTCTGACAATCAGGCCGTGACCGCCGAAGCGGACAGCACGAATGTCATTGATTTGGGCATTGCTGATCGTGGGAAGGGTGAGCCCATTGATGTGTTTGCCCAGTCAAATGATGATTGGACCGGGACAACTCCTACGGTTGCAGTTTCGGTTCTGACCAGCGCGGATGCGTCTACTTGGGTTACGCTCCTGACGGGTGCAACCATATCCGCTCCTGCCGCGGGAGATGTTCTGTTTAATGCTGCGTTGCCCGCTGAAGGTGTGCTGCGATATGTGAAGCTGCACTATGTTCCGGGTGGAACTACGCCTTCTGGTCATATTGATGCCGGGCTGCGGTTAGATCGCTAATTCAGAAAGGAAAAGGTGAAAGATTATGAAGTTTCTATGCACCAAGGAATGTTTTGTCTTTGGCCGCCGATGGCGTCCGCCTGCCCCCGGGATTCCAGAAAAGGACTATATCCTTGAGACGGAGAAAGAAAATGATGTGCCTGCCAACTGTTTTCAGAAGTGGTCAAAGGCGGCAAGCGAGACAGTCAAGAAAAAGACTGCTCGTCCTGATGCGAAACCGATTCCTTTCTCCAAATTGAAAACTGGGGGCGAAGCAATGCCTATCCTGAAGTAACAAAAGCTTTATGGCGCGATGGGCTATCATGTATAGTGGGGGGTTAGCCATAGGCTGACTCCCCATTTTTATTTGCGGAGAAAAGAAAATGAGTAAAATCTCTGAAGTTGAAATGTGCAATTTGGCCCTTTCTCATGTTGGCCTTGGGGAGTTGATTCAGAGTCTTGATGACGATACAACCCCAGCAAGACAATGTAAGCTCCTATTCACCCCGACGGCGATCGACCTTCTGATTCGGTATAACTGGTCTTTTGCTGAACGGAAGCAATACCTGGCATTACTGGACGGGGTTTCTCCGGTGGACTACACGTATGCCTATACCTACCCTTCTGATTGTCTTCGGTTCCGGGAGATCTATAATTCTCTGTCTTTAAAAAGCCCTCCAATAAAATATGCGATTCAACTGAGTGCTGATAATAAAAGTCGGTACATCGAAACAAATCAGGCCACGGCTATTGGGGTTTATACAGTGGATGTCTCCGATAAAGCAAGTTCGTGGAGTGAGTTTTTCACCATGGCTTTTATTTGGGGAATGGCAATGAAATTGGTAATTCCTCTCACGAGAAACTCAAAAATGATTCAAGCAGTCTCCGGGTTGGCTGAGGTGAACATTGCACAAATGGTGGGCCTGGATTTGAATGAGGATTATGAGTCTTTTGAAGAATACAACGGCTTTACGGCGGTGAGGAAGTAAAATGCCTATTGTCACTGCACAACCAAGCTTTACCGGGGGCGAACTATCCCCGGATGCCTATGGTCGGGTTGATTATGACCGGTACGATATCTCGCTGAAAAAGATGCGGAACTTTTTGGCTCATGTCTACGGGGGAGCCAGCAATAGACCGGGAACCTATTTCGCCGGGGAGGTCGATGACTCGACGGTGAAGCACAGGCTCATCCCTTTTGTTTTTTCTACAAGTCAACAGTATATTCTGGTTTTTGGAGATCAGACTCTTGAATTTGTTACGGCTGGGGGATTCATCGAATTAACTGGAGTACGAGTCAAGTTGACTACAGTGTTTACCGCCGCGGAACTTTCTGAGATCAATTACACTCAGTCCGCGGATATTATGTATCTTTTTCATCCTAATCATTATCCCCAGAAGTTAGAGAGGCACAGTCATACAAGCTGGACGATCGGGGATGCGCCATTTTCAGATGGGCCGTATCGAAAGCATGAAACATCAGATGAGGATATTCGATTGACTCTTGGTGGTCGAACTGGTTCCAGTGTTACTCTAACAGCGTCTTCGGCATTATTTTCTTCGGATGATGTTGGGATTCCTTTTCGGTTTGGTTTTGCGAATCCTGATGACCCAAACGATATTCAATGGGGATGGGGGAATATTGCTTCGGTAACGGATAGTCAAAATGCTACGATTGATTTGGATGATTTTGCCGGATATGAATGGTTAGCAAATGCCAATTTCAAAGCTGGTTTGGCCGGATGGTATTTAGGGGATAAAGGAACAATTACTTTTAATGATGCTACTCAAAATGTTACAATAAAAGGGGACGGTACAGACAAAGCTCAGATAGGTCAAAAGTTTCAATGTCAGCAATATGCAAATGGGAGTATTCAAGTAAAAATTTCAGCAATTACCAACACCACTACAATAAAGATTGGTCCGAGTTGGAATGATGGGACTTTGCTTTCTCAGACGGTAACAACCGCTGGAACATATACCTATACCTTTCAAACTCAAGGAAATTCTTCACTCTATGTGACGATTGAAACGGATACTTCAGCCACAAATTCTTCGACTATTGATTATATTTCAGCTATGGTGGATCAATTCACTACAACTCAGTGGAGACAAGGCGCCTGGAGTGATGCTCGGGGATATCCGAGTGTTGGGTTGATTCATCAGCAGCGGCTCTTTTGCGCGGCCACGGATACATACCCGGACACTTATTGGGCTTCAAAAATTGGGGATTACGAGGATTTTGGGTTTTCAAGTCCGTATGAAGCTGATGACAGCTTTTCTAATAATCTCCCCACGGGGAAGGTTGACCGAATCAGGTGGTTGACAATTCTGGGGGACATGATTGTTGGGACCGAGGGTGCTGAATGGAAGATCTCTGCTTCTTCCGGGAATGCGTTGACTCCAACTACCGCGGGTTCTAAATTACAGTCTCACTACGGAAGTGCGAACTTATTCCCAATCGTGATTGGGAACAGCATCCTTTTTGTTCAGGTTGGTGGAAAAGTTGTTGATGAGCTTACTTATTCTCTTGAGCAAGATGGATATGTTGCATCGGATATTTCTCTGTTATCAAATCATTTTTTTGAGAAATACTCCGTTGTAGAGTGGACTTTTGCACGGTTGCCTTACTCAATTATTTGGGCTATACGTGAAGATGGTTCCCTTTGTGGATTGTCCTATATGAAAGAGCAAAAGGTTGAAGGTTGGCACCTGCACACGACGGATGGTTATTTTGAATCGGTTGCCAGCATTCAGGATTCTTCCGGGGTGGATGTTCCTTATTTTGAAGTCAAACGAACAATCAACAGCGTAACGAAACGCTATATTGAATTTATGATGCCCAGGATTGATAGCAGTGATCTTGAAAACTGTTTCTTCGTTGATTGCGGGCTGTCTTATGATGGAGCGGCCACAACGACCCTGAGTGGTCTAAGCCACCTGGAGGGGAAGGTTGTGTGGGTTTTTGCGGATGGGGCAAAGATGCCGCCGGTAACAGTCTCCGGGGGATCTATTACACTGGACAGAGCAGTTTCAAAAGCCCATGTGGGGCTTGGATATACTTCTTATATTGAGACGCTGCCAGTGGAGTTGCAGCTTCAAAACAGTGGGAGCACTCAGGGAGCAATAAAAGCAATCCCCCAGGTTGCGATCGTTTTCAAAGACAGCCTGGAAGCAAAGGTTGGGCCACCGAGTCAACTCGATCCTGTATCATTCAGGACCCCGGGTCTTGGGGAAGGTCCGGTTCCTTTAACGTCCGAGAGCGTTCTGAAGGCGATAACAACCACGTTCTCCCGGGAAACATCTTTGCGGATTGAAGCAATCGGCCCTCAGCCGGTAACAGTGCTTTCCATAGTACCGAGGACAGATATTGCGGACTTGTAAAATAAATTCAGGCCGCACGATTGACGCATGGCACGTTGCGGATAATTTGCGGAAAGAGGATTCAGAAGAGGTCTATTTGACTTTTGGAAGCGACCCTCGGTATTATGTGAAACAGTGCTGGATTTTAACGCCGGAAGATCTCCGCTGGATTTTCTACGTGGACAATGAACCAGCGGCTATTTTTGGGTGTGCACCGCGAAGTATGCTAAAAATTGACCAAGCTGTTCCTTGGTTTCTGGGCAGTCCGCTGATGGAAAAAGCGAAATGGAGTTTTGTTAAGGCTACCCCAAAATATATCAATATCATGCTTGACCACTATGAATATTTGGAAAATTTTGTTTGGGCGGAGTATAAAGCGAGTATCATGTGGATGAAATGGGCGGGATTTACAGAGGGGAAAACGGGCAAGTTCGGCCCCTTTGATGCCCCATTTACCCGGTTTTATACGCATAGAGATATTTACCCCAGGAGGAAATAAGATGGGTACGGCGATGGTTGTCGGCAGTTTGGTTGCTTCAACTGCTATACAAATGTATAGCCAGAAAAAAGCTTTTGATGCCAAAAAATCATATTACAACACTGAACGGGCTGTTGACATTGAAAAAGCAAACATGGAGTATGAGAATGCAAGCTACGCTGTCACTCAGGCTCAGGAAGTTTTGAGAAAAGGGCAAGCCGCGGCTCGGAAGCGAGGGGTCGAAGGACGGCAACTCCAGGGGCGGCAACTTGCAGAAATGGCCGCTATGGGAGTTAATGTTGGTGGAGCTACGGCTACAGAACTGAAAATGCAGAGTGCTGGGGTTGTGGCTGCGGATATGCTGAATTTGAACCATGATTCGGAGTTGCAAGCTTGGGGGTTGTATAAAGAAGCGAAGCAGCACCGGAAACAGGCGAAGATTTATAAGCTTGCTGAGGGGCAGCATAAGGAAGCAATTAACGCGTCCAGGACTTCTATGTATCTCGGGATGGCAAACACTCTTGTTGGGGCCGGGAAAAAAGCATACGGCGCTGGTTTATTTAGCTAGGAGTAAAGAAAAATGGCTCAGATAGAACAGGCAAAGACTGAAACACTTCCAGGGGTTCGGCCTTCATTCCGTGGGAAATTGACTTACGGGGGCCTTCTTAGCGCTGCGGGTGAGGCAACACAAGCGGAAGGGCAAGCCGCGCAGAATCTTGGAAATCTTGGTAAAACCATAGAGAATTTCACTCTCCAGGTTGCGAAGGATACCAAGGATGATCAGGACAAGAGCTATGTTCGCGATCTGTATAAAAAATATACGGATGATGTGAGAGGTCTTAAAGAACAATATCAATCTCAAAAAGGTGAGAATGCAATGGGTTTAACCAAAAAGGCCCAGGATGAGATCGATAAACTCACTACGAATTATAATAAGCTCCTGAAGAATGACAACCAGCGAAGGCTTTTTGAGCCCCTGGCTCTTTCTCGGAGGATATCCACCGCGGATGTAATTGGGAACTATGAGCGGGCGGAAACGCTCAGATGGAAACATGATTCTGCAAAATCCATGGCTGATGCGGTTCTTCAAGATGGGATTGCAAACTATACGGACCCGACAAGTGCGAAAGCCACGGCCCAGCAAATGAAGATCGCAACGGATGATCTATTGCCGGGGGCTTCTCAAAAAGAAAAGGATTTGGTGTACCGGGATTACATGTCCAGGTATTATTTGGGGGTTACTGAAAAATATGCCCTGTCTGATGCGGAAGCTGCCCAGGCGTACTACAAATCCGTAAAAAAGAATATGTTGGGCACATATCAGCTTAAAGCTGAAGATTCTTTAAAAACCGCGGCGTTAGCTGCAAAAGTTGAGAAGACTACTCAAGAGATAGTCCAAAAAAGTCACGACGATATTACGATGGGGTCGAAATTGGTCGAACAAATCAAAGATCCGATTGTTCGGAGCGAAGTTAGAAAAGCATACACTTTCCGGCGAAGGCTGAACGCTGAGATTAAAAAACAGGCGGAGCAGCAAGCGTTTGATGAAATAAATCAGGAGATATCCAATTTTCAGAATCCTGATTTGGCCATAAAGATGATTCGGACTAGCGGGCTCCCAGCCACAAAACAGAACACTTTGATAAGTGTTGTCCGGGCGCGGGCATTGAATGGTGGAAAGGTCAAGACAGATTATGATGCCTACTATGATTTGAAACTCCTATCTCCTGAGAAATTTGTAAAAATTGATCTCCGAGATTACCGGGACAAGCTTTCAGATCCAGTGTATAAGCAGTTGATTGATGAGCAGACTCGGGAAAAGGAATCAAATCACATAACAAAGTCACGATCTTTTTACAAGATGGGAGACCAGGCTCTTCAGGCGATCGGGTTCCCAGCGGACAAAAAAGATGTGGACACGTCTCAAAAACGATTTTTGTTTTTTAAGGAATTTGATAAGCGCCTGGATGAAATTCCGAAAGATGAGCGAACCATAAACCAGGTTCAGGGTATTCTTGATGAGATGATGAAAGAGGTTGTTTTGCATAAGCATTGGTGGGGAGATACCAAAAAATATGAATTTGCCCTCACTCCCAAAGAAAGAGCAAAATACACAAATATTCCTTTTGACCCGGATAATCCTCCCGCAAATATTCACTGGGATGAGAAAAATCAACGGTGGGTGAAAGAAGAAGGCGGAAAACTTTATACATGGGGTGCTAAATAATGCCCTGGATTGAACAGGAAAAAGAAAACCCGAGACAAGTCCCCGTGGCCCCGAGTGAGGACGGATGGAAACCTCTGACTCCCACTCCAGGCGACGAGGATAATGAGCTTTTGTGGAAACTGGCAAAAGACTCCGACCCGGATAATGTGGCTAAAGCGGAACGCATGTCGAAAGAGACGGGCCTCCCGGTTGATTCGTTGTTGAGGAACCCTGACCTTTTGAAAGAAGCCGCGACAAAAGCTTCGGTGAAATTTAAACCTGATGCTCCAAAAACCACGGCATTTTTGAAGAAGCCTGAGAATTTTGTCCAGGCCCACGATGATATCCCCGCCCTGTCCGGGGTTGAGAAAGTCTTGAAGAATGTGTATAACATCGACCCCAAAGAGGGGGAAAAGCAGATCAAAGACGCCTGGCAAGGGGTGATCAGGCCCGCGGGTCAACAGTTAATTCGATTTGGCCCTTTTGTTGGCAAATCAATCTATGATACGGCGGGTCTTCTGAGTGGGACTGTAAAGTATTTGGCAGACATGGCAACCAAAATGTCAGGCGGTCACTTTCTTTTTGATGGTTGGTCTAAAGCCGCCGGTGCTGCTGAGAAGTGGTCTTTGAAAAACGCTCAGGTCATGTCAAATCTGATGAATCAGAAAGCACTATTGCCCTCTAAGAAGGTTCAAGAAAGCGGTATTCTTGAGCATCCTGAACTGTTAAAGAATCCTGAATGGTGGACCTACAATACCCTTGGCCTCGGTCACTACCTTGGGTTAGGCGCGGCGGGGGGAGCGATTCCCCTCGCGGCGTCTTTCGCCGGGGATATGTATGACCAGCTTATTCAGGAGGGGGCATCCAATGATCAGGCTCTAACAGCCGCTTATCTTTTTGGAATGGGTTCTGAAGTTCTTTCCCATGTTGGCCTGGATAAATATCTGAAGGGCGTAGAAGGTAAAACACTACTCACTCGGCTCGCGAAACGAACGATCAAGGCTATGGAAGGCGGAACGATTGCAACCGCATTTGGTCCTCTCTCCGCGGCTACGAGGGATATAGGGCTAGGGGCTTCATTAGATCAGCTTGGTAAAGATACCAAAAAAGCGTTGGAGCACAGCATTGATATTTTCCCCGCGGCTTTTCTCACAGGTATGGCTCTTCACGCGCCGGTTCAGTATCTCTCCGCCGGAGATCGGGCTGATAGCACTTACAAGAGCCTGGACCAGTTGAATCAGGCCGCTGCCATTGCGAAATTGAAGGAACGGAATCCTGAGAAATTCCAGGAGTTCCTGGAGAACATTGTTTCCCCCGATCAAAGTGTTTTTATCACCCCGGAAGGTTTTAGAACTCTTTTCCAGAATTCAGATGTGGCCCAGGATGTTCTGGGAAAATTGGGTATGGCCCAGGGGGAAGCCCGCGCGTATATGGACAGCCAGCAGGACCGGGATGTTCCCCTCGCCGAATTTCTGGCAAAACTGAATCCTGATGAGATTAAGCTTCTGCAACCTCACACAAAATTCAACCCTTCAGATATTTCTTATGCAGAGGCTCAGAATAACGAGCATGTGGAAGATTACCAGAGAGTTCAGCAAGTCCTGAATGACACTTACTTCAACCGGCTGAAAGAGCGTGAAAGATTCAGAACGGAGGTTTCTAACGCCTACGACCCGGAATATGCAGATGCGATTACTCGGCTTGTGGACCGGTGGTCTTTGAACTTTCCCGAGGACACGGATATATATAAAAAGCTTCAGGTAACAAAAGATCCCACGATTGTTGAAGACAAAGGCGCTGAAGCTTTTGCACAGAATTTCTCTGTTCGGGTGGCCAACACCTTTGATGAACAGGCCAAGCTCCACGAAGAGAACGGCGGGTCCACATTTGATGCGAATGGCCGGGATCTTGGTGGACAGCCCTTTCTCGCGTTTTCGCTCTTTAAACCTCTCGAAGCGGTAACTGAAGAACCAGTGACCCCTGAGAGTTTAAAGAAGTATTATCTCGATCATCTTAATATTTTTCAGAAATATCCTGAGACTACCCTTGGGACCTGGACAGACCCGGAAACCGGGAAGACCTATTATGATATTTCTATCTTGGCTCCCAGGGATAAGATGGATGAATCCCTGGAGTTTGCAAAACAGGCCAAGCAACTTGAGATCTTTGACCTTCAGACCCTTGAATCTCATAAGACCGGTTACAATGGAAGCGAGGGTGATACTCCTGATTTATCTGTCGATGAGTGGATGAAACTCTATTATGACCATTTTCCCTCAGCACAAAAAACTTTGTCGCAAATGGCTTTAACCCCAGTCAATGGGAAGGTTACCGCCTTTCACTGGAGCAGTGAACCGAATTTGACGACAATTGACCCATCACAACATGGCCGGGGGATTAAAGGGGCCGAATCGAAACGAAAAAAGGATGACCCGGAGCATTGGGTTGACCGGAGCTACTATGGCCTAAATGGGTACAGCCGAGAGCCTGGCCTTGGCCCTCACAAGTACACTGTGGAGTTAGATGCTGACCGGATGTATGATTATACCCAGGACCCTGATGGGCTCCTGGAGAAAACACGAGAGATCGTGAAGAAAGATCCTTTTGCGAATTTTGCATCCGTGTATGAAAAGCTGATAAAGGATGCTGGATACCAGGGATATTATGTTGATACGCCTTCCTCTGGCCCCGTGGCTGCGGTTTTTGAGAAAATAAAGCCGGAAGGTCACACTTTGGAGGAAACATTCAACCAGGAGGCGTTTCGCTCGCTTCCGCCGGAGGAAATAGCCAACGTCATAAATGATCTTTATTCCAATGTTGATCTTATTTACAACGGGAATGTTGATCTTGGAGATGAGTCGGGGAGTCTCCATAGTTTTATAATCCAGGGGGACTCAAAAGCCAATGGCGAAATGATATCAGTTCACGATCCGAACAATGTTTTTTCGGTGATGCAGGAAGTGAAGGAAGCTTTTCACCAGGCCCAGGATGAACCAATGCCCCGGAAGGATGTGCGGCGCCTGGTCTTCTGGCATGGCACTGGCGCGGATTTTCAGCATTTCTCTGATGAGGCTCTCCGCTCCGGGACTGGGGGAATGGTCTTTTCAGCAGGTCACTACGTTACTGAATATGATCCGGTAAGCAAATATTATCTCCACGTGACCGGTCGATTTTTCTATGATGGTATTGAATTTACTCCCGATCAGCTTCGCACTGTGGATGCTGCTAAGGATCTTTTAACTGAAAATGGCTTCAGTGAAGAAGAAGCTGAGATCGCGGGGCGGTTATTGTCTTATATTGCCATGCGGCGAGACAACAATATTAAGCCTTCAAAAACCATGCTAAAGGAAGCTATTGATCATTGGCTCGGGCCTATTCGTATGGGCGTCGGCAACATTGAGAAAGCCCTGAAAGCAAAAGATGCAACCAATGTGGACTATTGGAAAGAGCGGTTGGTGAAGGAAAAAGCGAACCTGGCAAGATATGAAAAAGAATTTAAAGGGGTTGCCAGTCGTATAAAAACCAGGCGCATTCAATACAAAACGGTGCTTCGCCCAGGTGAAAAGACTTGGTTGAATTGGTATGATACCACCCCGGATGAGCTTGTAGCAAAAATTAATCATGCTCTTGAACGGCGAAATTTGCCCAAAATCAGAACAGCTTTTAATCCCAGTGGGGGAAAGGTTCTTGGTAAAGAGTTAGAAGTTGCCCTGAATGATTTTTTCAACGAACTCCCGGACGGGATTCTTAAAACACCTGAAGCAGATTTTTTTAGAATTGATCCTCAGTTTGACTGGGCAAACTTTGAATATGCTGAAGAAAATTATGATACTGTACGGCAAGTTGAAGAAGAGAATGCAGATGAAATTACCAAAATGCGGTCAGAGGGTGCTAGTGACGAAGAGGTTAATAACTTTGTAGACATGCTTCTTCGATCTGATTACGGCGAGATCTATGATACTGGAATGATCTACCCAGAGATTAAAGGGGAGGAATCTGTTGGTGCTGAGGATAAATACATGTCCTCTCGGTTTTTGAATGGGTATAACGGCCAAATAAGGGTATTTGAAGATGGGAGAATCGAAGCTTCTGTTCTTTTTCCTGGTGATGGAGTCGAAGAGAATGTTGGAGTTTTCACTGCTTTTAATGAGGCTAGAGATGAGGTCGAAAACTACATAAAAAAAGAGATCGGTGGTTGGGTCCGGTGGGATAACAAGGCGCAGGAGGGAACGAAAATATCCCCCCAGGATATGAACAGGGAGTTCAAACTTGAGTATTCTGGAAAACAGATTTATGAAAAAATTCAGGATATTTTAACCAAGAACCCCTTGGTTAAAAAGGAATTTGGAAGGCGTTCTGATGTTGCAGCTTCCAAATTCCTGAACAAAGAAGCCGGGATTGATGGAGTGAAATACCCTGTTGGAACCATGAGCCGGAAACCCCGGTATGATAAATTCAATTATGAATTGATGGAGTGAAATACCCTGTTGGAACCATGAGCCGGAAACCCCGGTATGATAAATTCAATTATGTGATCTATGATCCCCGCGAACTGGAGGTTGTGGACAAGACATACTG